TAGGAGCAAACCTCATAAAGTTTGTTGGATCGTTAAATACTTGAAGTCCTGCTTTACCAGCAGCAGCTTTTAAATCTGATTCCCCTCTGCCTCTTGGGCCACTGCCAGCCATTCCTAGGCCTTTCTTTAAAAGATCGATTATCCCCATTCCCTCCGGAACACAGACATCGTTAATACCGTCACCGTTTGTATCAACTCCACGAAAACCAGGAGGACAATTGCCATTTGAATCTGGCTTTGGTGTGCCTTCTTCTTTCTGGCCATCGTCGCCATCTGAAGGTGGTCCTCCAACCCCATCAACAAGAACACAAACCTCTACAGGGCCACCTTGACCTGCATCAATGGTTTCTTTTTTATAACCTTCCGGACATTCACCATTTCGACCAACCGGAACACTTGGCGGTTTAGTCTCAGTACCAGGAGGTTGTTCTCCACTAGGAGGTGGTTGCTGTTCTCCACCAGGAGGTGTTTCTCCACTAGGAGGTGGTTCTCCTGTATCCTCTCTTCTTTTCCTTTGTCTTATTCCATTAAGAATAATATCAATAAGGAAGCGAGAAACTTTTTGTCCTGAATCAAAAATACGTTCTAAAATACTTAGAATGCCTGTTTTTTCTTCATCATTAAGATCATCGCGTGCGTTAACTACTTGTTCAGCTTCTAGGTAACTGTTAAAGAAATCGCCACTCATATCGTCGCCAGTATTGGTTGGAGGCTGTTCGCCAGTATTGGTTGGAGGCTGTTCGCCAGTATTGGGTGGAGGCTGGTCTTCATTATCACCTTCTGGAGAATCTGGAGGACTAGGTATATTAAATCTTAGACAATATTCTACGCCGCTACGGTCAACCTCTTTTCTATATCCGTCAGGGCATTGCCCGTCTTCAGGCAAAGGTTTAATTGCCTCTTCCAATGTAGTTGGAGTTAAGAGTCTAAAAATTCTTCGAGGAAATCTAGGGTAAATCATTGATCGAAACCAATCGAATGAATCGAAAGGATCCAATCTGTTATGATTAGTCATTATCTAACACCTCCACCGCTTACGCGCTTGACGTAATCTGGAATTGGGATCTTTTGCGGCTTTCGGAAATTGCTTCATCTGACCCGCCGATCGAGCACAGAAAGACTTACGCCGCTTTGCATCTTTACTACCAGGCTTTACTTTACCAGTAACAGCGGTCTTCAAATTACTACCAGGGTTAGCTCGACGATAAGCAGCAACACCCGCTGGTGTCATACCTGCGCCTTCACTAGTAGGGCGGAAGTTTTTCTTATTCCGCTTTGGCATAACCTCGCCACCACTATTAAACTCTTGAGCATAACGCCTGAACATTAGCTATACCTTGTCTTCTTTCTACGATCCGGCATGATTGCACCGCATCCTTTATTATACTTCATGATAAAACCGCCTGTAGAGGCGAATGTTTTAACATTGGTAGGCTTGCCGCCTACCCCTTGGGGCTTGGCCCTCTTCCTTGCTACTGCGCTTTTACGCTCACTGGGAGTCATTTTAGCAGCCTTTGCAGCAGGTACACACTTAGGATATGCCCGACCGGAATCCTTGGTTGATTTACGCCCACACGGTTGAAACTTGCCATCTATCTTAGGCGCACCGATATCAACCCAATTTCCTTTTGAGCCTTTACCAAACCACTTTTTTAAGCTCATTAGCTTATCCTGGTCCTTGGCCTCTTATCAGGCTTCATTCTATTAAATCCTTTCGGATCAATCATCCGGTATCTTTTGGCCACAAATCCACCGCTATTCATCTCCTTTGCCCCCCAGTCCTTACGCTTGGTGCCCGAAGGGTCTTTGATTTTGCCTGCACAAATCTTGCTGGCATAAGCATTTGCATAAGCTGACGGGTAAACATCAAACTTTTTTTTGGCAGCATTTTTACCGCGAGGGCATAACTTGGTCATTATCCTACCTCTACTACAATTGAACCGTTAGTAACTACTTGAACACTAGTCAAACTGGCAGTCATTCCTAGTGTATTATCTCCATATGTAATTGTTTTAAAAGAGTCTCCATTGTACACCTGCAGTCTTTCTAGACTGGTATTCCAGATCACATCACCTTTAATAAAACTTGATGTATCAATGGTTGTCTGATTGTACTGCGGGGTATTATCAACATCGACGGCATTCAGATTAAGTTCTAAAACCCTGATCGCACGATTAAATGTGTCGGAACTTACCTGTTGTTCTTGAGCAATTGGCAGATTGGTTTGAAGAATTTTGGCCATCAGCGTTTACCATTAGGCTGCATATCTAGCCTGTTTCGACCTAATCTAAAACCAACGCCAGCATCTTCAGCCTCAAACCGCAAAGCGGCTTGCCTGCCTCTGGCTCTCATATCTATCTTTGTTGTACTACCTGTAAACGATGTAGTCTGATCTGTAGTAAATGAATCACCAGGATAGTTTCTAACTTTTAAAACTGCGTTGATGGCCTGACCGCTACCACCCGATCCAGTAAAGTTAACGTCTGGAACCATGCGCTTAATAAACTGAAAGTCTTCGCCATCACCTAAATCAAAATCGCCTGATTGGATATACACAGATGTCATGGCAGAACCATCGTTATCGTTACCGATCTCATGACTATACAGATATGGCGTGCTACTGCTTTTTCCTGCTGCAATTGGGTTTGCAAAAATACCTTCATCAATCCAGGCAGTTCTGGATAACTGTCCGATAGCCCAATTGTTTTCTTCGTAGTTGTAAGTAACATAACGATCAATAGAGTCTGAGCTGGAAGAACAATAAAACCAACCAACCTCATTAAATTCTTTATTTACAAATCCAAAGAATTGATAAGACTGTGATTGATTAAAGTCATCATAAACATACGATTGTACTGTGCATGGCACACTTTGCACTGTACCCGCATAACGATAGAAACCTTTGCGATCCATCCAAAATATACCAGCCGGTGTATTGACTGCACAGTTTGGTCCGATAAGAGTGACACCTTCATTAACAAGGTTAAGACCAAAAGTTAAAGGTGTGCCGATAAACTGTAAGCTGTACAGCGCGACATCAGTCCAGATTAATGTCTCCTGTCTAGCTCTGATGCCTCCTACAATCTCTGAACCAGCAGAACATCGTAATGATCCAGCCGTGTTTGTTGATCGAGGCTCCCATTCTGCTGCGTTCTCCTGGTCAGAAAAAGCGATAAGGAGAGGATCAATGCTGCCACTCCTTGCACCGTTTTCAATAGGATCTGAGCCTAATACCAGGACATGACGATCTACGTCAGACACAATAACCTGAAGACCTTTAGTCGGAGCGAGATTAGCACCCGACAAAGATGTCAATGGTACTGCTCTAGTGCTTAAACCAGTGCTGTTATCCCAGTAATAAATACTGCCTGCGCGAGGATTAAAAATTAAGTCCTCGCCAAAATTATCCATGGACCACAATCGCAACTGATTAATTGCCGTTAAAGAAGATATAGATCCCCAAGTGCTGTCACCCCATGTGCTTGTTCCCCAGCCAGTTCCATCAACGAAGACATCAAGACCAACATTAATTTGATAAGCACCAACTGTTGATCCACCGCCATTGCCTGAATCATTAGAATTTGCGGTAACCGCATCTCCATCTGTATCTTTAGCGGTAATAGTATAAGTGTTAGTAGTTGGCACTGTTGCGATCTGATACTCTTGGTTTAATACTTCAGCAGTGATATTACCGCTACCTCCTAAAGCAGCAGCCCCAGAGAATGTAACAAAATCGTTTACAATTGCGCCATGCGAGGCATCAGTGACTGTCAGCGTTGAAGAACCATTAGTAGCAGCAAACGTAACGTCACCTGCACCAGTGGTTAATCTGATCGGTGTAACATCGTTGTAGATGTTGCCTTCTTGAATATAAAGCTTAAATCGAGTTCCTAAACCAAGCAGTTTTGTACCAGCAAGATTGACCCAGTTATGAAGTTTTCTGCCAGTCCCTTCGTAAGATACTGAAACATACTTCTGCCAGCCGCCTATCTTTTCAGCAAACCCTTTTCGGAATCGAACAAGATTGCCATCAAACCAACCGCCTTCAGCAGTATAGCTTGTGCTTTCTTTGTTAATCCCTGGTCTAAAATCTAAAGGTTGTAATGGCATATTAACCTTCTAAGTCATCCATCATTACTAAAACACGATCGCGTAAACGTGTAGCTCTTTCCGGTGTTTGTTGCGCCCATCGAGAGTCCATCATCTCTAAAGAAACTACACCCCAGGCTTCCTGTTCAACACCTGCATTCATATTCTTAAACCGGCTAAGTCCAGTCCGACCTAATTGAAAACACATATTAACCAAGATGTGACGCATCTCTTGTGGGATTTCTTCCCAGTTATGGTACAAGCCTTTACATCCATCGATCGCTAATTGTATGTCATTTTGAAAGAGCTCATAACATCGTTCTTCCGTAATACATTCTTCTTCAGACACATCATCGTAAACACCATGGATTGGCAGATTAGCTTCTGCGTCAGTGTTTAAAACCTTATGGCCAATCCCTATGGTTGGATGCGACTCTGAGCAAAGATACTTGTGTAATACCTTTCCTTCATCAGCAGCTATTTCTTCATATACTTGTGTTACATCTACGCTCATTTGTTTTTACCCGCATATACCTGACTACCAAAAAACACACTGACCACACCCCCCGTCGCTAAAAAGTACATGTTCGCCATGTCACTTAACAAAGCTGCTGCGTCGTTTAGCCCAAGAAACGAGCACGCTGCTACGCCAGACGGATACAACAAAAGCCCCCAAAGCGCGAACCAAACCATATGCCTCTGAGCCACATTTTTCTCATGCAGCATTTCTAGCTCTTGTAACCGCGCACTTATTGCTAACTCATCGTCACTGACTACACCGTCACCGTCAGTGTCATATCTAGCGTAGTTACTTTCTGGTTCTAGTTTTTTAGGGTTCATCAGTAATAATCTGGAGATTTGTTCATTTTTACATAGTTCAACATGTAGTGATCTTTAATATAGCTCTTTCCGGGCCTACCAAACTCTAACAGCTTTTTATGTCTTCGCATCAGAGGAGGAACCATCGGCACAATGTCTTTACCGTGCCGGTACATCGTTACTGGTACTTGGTCTAATATCTTTAATCGTCCACATCTGGGTGCGCCAAATGTTACGATTTGTAACGGTGGTATCTCATCTCTGGTCATCAAAGCACCAACGATTAGGGCAACTGCCCCACCAAGGCTATGACCTGTTAACTCAATCTTTTTATGGTCTATGTCTCGCTCTAAACAAACACTGGTAACCTTGTTGACCAACCGACGACTTGCTTTGAGAAACCCTGCGGGGCACCACCCTAACTCTCTAGTCCATAGTGGCAAGATTCGTAAGTCTCGAATCGCGTCTTTGGGTTCGTCCGTCCCGCGAAAAGCGAAAGCGTTTTCCCTAACAATAACT